TCCCAGGCTTTAGCTTGCCGACTACAGGACCATTCTATGGTGCAGGTAGGTTCGGAGACGCATACGCACCACAAGCAGCATCCACAGCACCGATATCTCCTACAGGGTTGGTATGAACAGATCAGAGCGTGCAGCAAGCATCTTAAGAGACGAATTCTTTATGGAAGAGATTGAAAGGCTTAAACAGCTTTACATTACAAAGATTGTTAACTCAAACGCAGAGGACATAGAAGGTAGGGAAGAAGCCTACCGGAATTACTCCACGGTTGAGCAGATTGTTTCTCACTTTCAAGCTATTGCGGATGACGCAAAGATTAACGAGAAACGCTGGAAGATATTTTAGGAATATGCACCATACGGTGCAAAACTGCGCTAGACAGTATCTAGCAACATTAGGGTAATCAAATGAGCGAAAACATGACTCCCTCAGAGGGAAATGGGACGCTTTCGGTGGATCAAGCCGCCGGAGCACTTTTAGGACTAATGGGCGGTGAGGACTCGCAAGAGCAACCAGATACCGGACCTGAAACCGAAGAGGTAACTCAGGAAGCACAATCGGACGATGAGCAATCGGACTCTGATAGTGAGCAAGTTGAAGACCAAGACGAAGTACAAGAGCAGCCTCGCTACAAGGTGAAAGCCTCTGGTGAAGAGATTGAGGTAACGCTCGATGACTTAATCAAAGGTTATCAACGAGAGGCAGACTACACCAAGAAAACCCAAACGCTCGCTGAACAGCGTAAGCAAGTTGAAGCTGAACGCCAAGTAATCGAGCAAGCAAAATTAGAGAGAGATCAGTACCAAGCTAGGCTTGCACTAATTGAGACCGCACTTAAGTCTCGTGAGCCGCAGGAAAACCTAGAGGCTCTTAAGGAAACTGACCCAATTGGGTACGCAGTAAAGGTAGCCGAACAGACTCAGCGAGAGAAGCAGCTACAAGCTATTCAGCTAGAGCGAGCACGCATTGCCCAACAGCAACAAGCGGAGCAAGCACAAAGCCTGAGCAGTCATTTAGCCGCAGAAGCGCAGAAGTTAGCAGAGGCAATACCTGAATATGCAGACGAGCAAAAGTCCGTACAAGTCAAGAAAGACATACGAGACTATGCTAAAAAGATTGGATGGTCAGACGAAGAGTTAGCTAGTGTGTACGACTCTAGGGCTGTTCTAACTTTGTATCGTGCGATGCAATACGAGAAGCTAATGGGCAACAAGGCAAACGTAACCAAGAAGGTTAACGAAGCCCCTAAGATGCTTAAGCCTGGCGTATCCCGTCAAACCGATGCAAACGCAGATCAGACCAAAAAAGCACAAAACCAGCTCAAGCAAACCGGAAAAATCCGAGACGCAGCGAGCGTATTTGAACGATTCATTTAAGGAAATAAAATGCCTACATTTACCGCACACAGCGCGATTGGTCAGCGCGAAGACCTAACCGATGTTATCTATAACATCAGCCCAACAGAAACCCCATTGCTGAACACTTTGGCTCGTGCTAAAGCTACAGCCGTGTACCACGAGTGGCAGACAGACAGCCTCGCAGCCGCTACTACTGCTAACGCAGCGGTTGAAGGTGACGATGCTACGTCCGCAACACTCAGCCCAACAACCCGTCTTGGTAACTACACCCAAATCGTTCAAAAGACGATTCAGGTTTCCGGCACTCTTGAGACTGTTAACAAAGCAGGTCGCAAGTCGGAAAAGGCTTACCAATTGGCTCGTGCTTCGTCTGAGTTGAAGCGTGACATCGAGACGATTCTCTGTGCAAACCAAGGTCGTAGCGCAGGTTCGTCAAGCACACCACGCAAGATGGGTGCAGTTTTGTCATGGTTGAAGACCAACGTAGACAAGGCTTCGGACGGTGCAAACCCAACAACTATCGGTGTTTCGACCCGTACAGACGGTACTGCTCGCACGTTTACTGAGACTCTGCTAAAGAACGTGATTGCAGCCGTGTACGCTTCGGGTGGTTCGCCAAAAGTGTTGATGGTTGGTGCAGCAGGTAAGCAGAAAGTGTCGAGCTTTGCAGGTATTGCTGCACAGCGCTACATGGCTCCAGCCGATGCTCCTACCACCATTATTGGTGCGGCTGACGTGTACCTGTCGGACTTCGGTTCGGTCTCTGTTGTTCCTAACCGTTTCATGCGTGCAAGCGATGCTTTCGTGCTCGATCCTGAGTACGCAGCAGTTGCCTACTTGCGCCCATTCGCAACAAACGAATTGGCTAAGACAGGCGATAGCGACAAGACTCAGATTCTTGCTGAGTTGACGCTTGAAATGCGTAACGAAGCAGCCCACGGCTTGGTCGCTGACCTGAACATGGCGCTGTAATCTCAACTTGAGATAGGGGTAGGGCTTCGGCTCTACCCCACCACTAGGATTATGAAAAAACTATTTAATGTTGACACCGAAGTAGGTAGACATACGGTAGCCCACGATGACGGAGATGGTGGACTAATCCTCGAAACTAAGCAGGATATCTCGCATATCCTAGAAGCAAATAAACGGGACTACAACAATATTACGTCTGTAGACCGTTGGGGTGACTTAACGCATATAGCTCGTATACCTTACACGGTCATTGATGACCTGAATAGAAAGGGTATTATGAGAGGGTTCGCAGTTGTTGACCAAGGCGCATTTGCCGCTTTCCTCAACAATCCTGAAAACCGATACTTGCGTGTGCGCCCAGGGAATGTATGAAAATAGCTATATGTGTACCATGCCGTGATAGCGTTATGTCGGGCTTTGCCTTTGACCTAGCTAATATGGTTGGTTATACAACAAGACACACAGAACATAAGATAACGCTCTTACAGATGCCAGGCACGCTGATCTTTACCCAAAGGGAGAGGTTAGCAGAGGAAGCCCTAGCAGACGGTGCAGAGGCAATCTTGTGGATAGATTCAGATATGCGGTTTCCGGTTAATACACTAGAAGTGATGTTAAGCCGGAAAGTACCCATCTTAGGGGTAAATGCCACAACCCGTAGAGAGCCGATTATCCCAACAGCGGGGCAGTTGGAGATGAAAGACGGGTTAGCGACATTCCGCAAGGTAGAAAGTAGAGGCAAGCAAGGGATAGAACAGGTGACAGCCGTAGGGTTTGGCGTGACGCTTGTTAAATCTCAAGTATTTAGGGAAATCCCTAAGCCTTGGTTTAATATCATCTGGAAGGATGATGGCGATATTATTGGTGAAGATGTGCATTTCTGCGTTAAGGCGCTAGATTTCGGGATAGAAACTTATGTCGATCACGACCTAAGCCCGTTAATCAAGCATATAGGCACAAAAGAATACGGATGGGATGACGTAAAACATGGCAATAACAACATACAGCGACCTGCAAAGCACAATCGCAAACTATCTCGCAAGAAGTGACCTAACGGCTCAGATTCCGGACTTTATCCGGTTAGCCGAGACCCGCTTGCGTAGGGATTTGCGTGTTCGGCAGATGATGAACGCAGCCACTACAAGCACTACAGGTGGAGATGCTACCGTAGCCCTGCCTAGTGACTTCCTAGAGGTGCGTGATCTGGTGTTGTTGACCAACCCTGTTACGCCATTGAATTACATCTCCCCATCCGTATTTTCTCGTAATGCTCGTGTAACTGAATCAGGCAAGCCAACCGATTACACAATCTTGGCTACCGAGTTTAAGTTTGCACCCGTGCCGGATTCTGCGTACACGATTGAGATTCTCTATTACGCAGCACCAACATTCTTATCTAGTACAAACCCTAGTAACGTATTCTTAGCTAATGTGCCTGACCTGTTGCTTTACGCATCTTTGGTTGAGGCAGAGCCATACCTTATGAACGATGCACGGATTCAGGTATGGGCAGCTATGTACGACAGAGGTTTGGCATCAACAAATACTGCGGACGAATCGGCACAATATAGTGGCGTTCCGCTTACAATGACACTTACAGCGAGGTAAACATGGCTGCTCTTAGCAATTACTTGGAAAACGCACTTATCAACGGTACTTTGCGTGCTACGTCTTATACAGCACCTACGACCGTTTATGTAGGATTGTTTACCTCTGACCCTACGGACGCAGGTTCGGGTACGGAAGTATCAGGCAACGGCTATGCCCGTAAGTCAGCTACTTTTGGCGCACCATCTAACGGTGCAAGCGTAACTAGCGCAGACATTCAATTCGACCAAGCAACAGGCTCATGGGGCACAATTGGTTGGTTTGGCATTTTCGATGCATCTACATCTGGCAACCTTATGTATCACGGTGCGCTTACAACAAGCAAGACGATTGATACAGGCGATGTATTTAAGATTGCAGCAGGTAGCTTGACCGTTACGTTGGCGTAATTATGGCTGACGTATGCGGACCATTTACGCTCGAAGGACTCGATCAGTTTGGTACGCTAGATAGCTTAAGATTTTCACTTGATAGCACAGTATGGACTTCCGCTAACACTTGCATACTAGAATTTAGTTCAAGTGTCACAGGAACAGCGCAAGCAATTGCAAATGCTGTCCGTATATTGGCAGGTGCAGGGAGTATTAGCGGAAGCGCTACGGTCTCCGGCACGCCTATCCGTGTCCGTATGTCTAGCGCAAGTGTATCTGGTAGCGCTACGGTATCAGGCAATGCAATCCGTATGCGATTGGCTACGGCATCCATTACGGGTATTGGATCGGTAACTTGCTTAGGCGGCGTACAGTACGAGGGTAGCGGATCAGCAAATGGCATTGCAAGCGCCTATGCGACCGCAGGAGCGATTCGTAGCGCAAGCATGATTATTACCGTGTTCGGTACTGTTGTGTGCGCTGGCGAGCGTTTAGGCGAGAATTGGACGGACGAGACTTTCGGGTCTAACACATGGACAGAAATACCAGCGGGGTCTAATACATGGACTCCTGTGGCTCAGGGGAATAATACATGGCAGAGAGTAGGATAAATCTAGGCGAATGGATGCCGGATCAGCCTGGCTTGGCTGGCAATCTTACGGAAGCCAAGAACGTAATCCCTATGGGAGTTGGTTACGGTCCATTCACCTCAGAAGTTAACTTATCGCAAGACGCATCCCAAAACATCTTAACCGTGTTTGCAGGTAAGTTTGCTGGCACGACTACGCTATTTGGCGCAGGTGCAACAAAGATATTTAAGTTTGACTCGACAGACGCAACAATGGACGATGTGTCCCGTACCGCTAGTGCGTACACAAGTACGGATCGGTGGTCT